TAGAGGTAATTTATTACTAATTAGTAATAAAAAAATAGAGGTAATTTATTACTAATTAGTAATAAAAAAATAGAGGTAATTTATTACTAATTAGTAATAAAAAAGAGGTAATTTATTACTAATTAGTAATAAAAAAGAGGTAATTTATTACTAATTAGTAATTAAAAAAATAGAGGTAATTTATTACTAATTTACAGACTTTATTTTGTAAATAAAATAGTCTTGGCAATTTGTGATAAAATTAGATAATTAGGTTTTTTATTTTATAATAATAAGTTATATGCTTATTATTAATTTTAGTAATGGTGAATTAAATATACAAACATTTGAAAAGAATAATCAATTAGAAAGAGATATTATAAAGCTTGTTAGGCCTGTAAATAGGAATTTATCTAATCTTAAACTAGACTTATTATTAAGTGATAATAAAATGGCTTTAACTAATTTTATTAGTAATAACAACAATAGAAAAGCTTTTGCAATTGCATTCTTAGACTTGTCAATATGTGAAAAGCTAGATAGTCTTAAAATACCATATATCTTTTTCTCAACTCTGTTAACTCCTATATTACTAGAAAATCTTATAACCATTTTAAAAAGCAGATTTAGTCTAAGCGACGCTAACTGCATATTAGTTAGACAATTTTTAAGAAATTTCTGCATTATTCCTAATAATATAGATGCTAATAATGATAAGAAAGATGCAATTAATATTTATATGGCTACTTATCCCGCAAGAAAATCCTTAGTGAAGAATACATTACAGAGCCTCTTCATGCAAAGAAGAATGCCATCTACAATACATCTATTTGCCAACGGATATTCATATGCATTAATGTCTGATCTTTTAACCACTATCGATAAAAAGGTGAATTTTGTTTACATTATTGATACATTAGCCACCCTACGTGCTGCAGGGAAATTTTTTTGGCTTTCATGTAATGATGATTTAAATGACAAAAATAATGATATACATTTTGTGTGTGATGACGATATTATCTATCCAAAAAATTATATTGTGCATGGAATATCTTTTATATCAATATCAGATGATAAAAAGCGTAAAATTTATTCATGTTTAGGAGCAATCTTTCCCACAACTATTAAAGTCTTTCCATTTAAAAAATATATTAAAAAACATATCAGATTTCATGAAAGAAATGACACCCTATTAAAAGTACATCAAATTGGAACTGGAGTCATGTTCTTTAAAGGAAAATTCCCCAACTTTAAACATTTCTTAACAAATGTTGCATATAATGATATTACATTAGCTATCTTAGCTCGTACACAGAATATTGAATTATATACGATTCCTAAGAAAGCTAATTGGCTCAAATCAGTCGACCAATCTGAAGGATTATTTCAAGAAAAATTAGCAGATCCAAACAGAGGAAAAGATTTTATAGCAACTCTAATTTCACTAAACCCCTGGAAATAAGGACTTGCAGCTTCAGCTCTGCTAAGTCGTAGCGGTGGACCGCCGCTACGACTTAGCAGAGCTGAAGCTGCAAGATTTAGCCCTTATGAAACTAAAGAGTTATAGCTAAACCTGGCCTCGCTGTACTAGCGATAAGCCGAGCGCGAGTCCGGTTAATGCCTAATAGACGCTTATAAACTATAAGCTAAATCTAGCGAAGCTGTAAGCCCTTATGAAACTAAAGAGTTATAGCTAAACCTGGACGCCAAATAGACCGCTTATAAACTATAAGCTAAATAAACTTTATAAAAAGTGATATTATTTTTTCTTTTTGTCTCTTTAGTTTAAAAAGGCTAATATGGATCAAATAAGACGTGAATTTGAGATTATCGTAACATATTATTTTCCAAGAGTACCAGAGAACTGTATGTGTAATGATGATGATAGATACACTTGCCGTTCATGTTGCAATACCTATAAAAAGACTTATCCAGTTCCACAAATTTTTAATCTGAGTCAGATTAATCATGACGGTAAAATATACCTCGATAATGAATCTTATGAAGATTTCTTTAATAGATTAGGAGCTAGTTCTAAAGATGTTGCTTCAATACATATCTCCAAGAAGATTCTGTCAATAAAGGATCAATTAATGATGATACTTGAAGAAAATAAAAACGTGAACAAGAAAGATTTTATCAATTAACTAAAGCTATTTTTATTTAAAAATTGATTTTTTATTTATTTTAGTAACTCGTACTAAGTTTTACAAAATAATAACAATGAACAATTCAACTGAACATAATAGTGTTAAACATAATATTGTTAACCATGATATTTCTAATGACTCTTTAAAAATAGCTGTAAACTAGCTAAATGTTAGCTAGTTTATATCTTGCTTTGCTTTGCTTTACTTTGCTTTGCTTTGCTATGCTATGCTTTAGTATAGTATTGTTTGAAGAGGATTCCAGTTATAATAGACTTCTTGAAGTAGATGTGATATTCCATGTACTCCGATTGCTATTGAAAATAGCAGGATAATGCTTATTATTTCGTTGCTTACTATTTTATTCTTTCCAAAATAGTTAACTAATAATATTATTACTAATGAAAATATTAGTAAACCATTTAGCGAATGGGCAAGAAAAGATGGAGACCTTAACATAAAATTGAATTGAATTGAATTGAATTTATATAATAGATATGTGGAATAATTCACTTACTACAAAATATGCTCTTTGATCACTTTTATCGTTTTTATTAATTATATCTTATTTTTGTTAATTTGTGCAAGGGTCTAAAAATAAAAATACATTTCTAATTTTGAAAAATACTTTTCCAAAAAAATTGATACATTATATTCCCAAAGTTCCAATTTTTTACAAATGAGTTTAGGAGTTAAATCTTTATTTCCTAAACCTAAAATTAAACTTAAAGTTTTACCTATTAGTGACACTAATACTAAAGTGCAAATTATTTTTGATGCTGATCTTAATGCCTTTAATGGTATATTTTCTATTAAAGATTATGTTATTGATTCAACACCCAAAAGAAATTCTAATATTAACCTTGAAACTACCTTTAATAATCTTATTAAAAGAACTTTCGTCCCACTTACACGCAAATGTCTCTTCAAATCCTTTCTTGTAAACTCAAGTTCTAATTTTAAACATCTTAACCATCTTACCTTCTCTCTTAAGAAAGTTTCTTTATCTATTTTTTATTTACTTAATCTGCATGTCAACAGATGTTTAGAAATGAATCTTGAATTACCTGATCTTTACTCTCAGAATTTTTATCAACAACTTGGAAATCTTGTTACAGTTATTGGTTCCAATAATACATTCAGTGCTTCTAAAAATGTTTCACAAGACCTTTTAGATAGTGCTAAAGTATTTAAATCTCTTTTACCTAATGACTATAAACCTGTTAATCGTAGCTCTATTACTCCTTTTATTAGTACCATTGCTAGAACTATACTCTCTGCTGTTAAAAATCATTTTGATACTAATATTGATTGTAGATTCGATAAATATTTAAAGATTAAATATGGCATTAAAGATAGGTATCAAAGAGCTCATATTGTTCGAAGAGTCTTATATGAAAAAGTTAAAGAATCTAAATTTGATAAATATCTTTTAAACAATATTTTAATAAAAATCTATAGTAAGAAAGAATTTAATGGCTCTGTTATACCGAAAAATACAAAACCAAGTACAAACTTAAAATTCTTTATTCATTTCTTCAGACATATGCAATTAGAATTTAAAGCTCAAAATACTAAATCATTTTCTTTAATGCCTCTTTCATCTGGTTTTATTCCTGATTATATAAATATTACAACTAGTTTAATTGAATATATGTTTCTTTTATGGCATAACAAACCAAGAAAAGATTATGAAAAATTATCATCTTTAGATAAATGGAAAACTTTAATCAAATTTGAAAACCTACCTAAAGTTAATAATAGCTATTTTGGTAATCATGTATCAACAGATGGTTACGGCGCCAGCATTTTATATTATAAAATACCTGATAATTTTCCTATTACGTATAAAGAATTTGATAAGTTAGATATAGAAGAGAAAATAGAAGTTTTAAAGAAGTATAAAGCCGAATTAGACAAAAAGCTTAAAGAAATTAAGAAAGAAAAAGAGAAGAAAGCTAAGGAAGATAAGGAAGAAAAATCTGATTTAGATGTAATTATAGATACTGACTCTAGAGATATTAATGAATTAGATGAAATTATTGATTATAGTGACTCTATTCACACCTTAATTCAAGAATCTAATATTGATGATAATTGCAAAATTTCGGATTTTAAGTATTATTATGGTAATGATCCTGGTGGTCGTTATTTATTCACTATAGCTGTTGATGGAGATAATCAAGGTTTAGATTTAAAAGATATTAAAGATGATAAAAAGACAAAATATATAAGGTGTTCATCTAAAGAATATTGCTATATTACCCATAGAAAGAGCTATAGAGATTTTCTTAATAATTCGCAAACTAAAGAAATTAAAGAGTTAACTAATTACAGTATTAAAACAGGTGATTACAATCTTTATATTAGTAATTTGAAAGAATATTTAAACCGTGAAAATGCTATTTTAAAACATTACAATGGAAAAGAATACCGAAAAAGAAAATTTACAGCATATATTCATAAACAAAAAGCTTTTCATACACTTGGAAATAAGATTTTAGATGGTAAAAAAGCAGAAAAAATAGTGATAGGGTGGGGAAATGGTTTATCAAGTAATAAGAATGTTAAAGGTAGTCATTTACCAAATAAAGAATTTAAAACATTTATTCAAAAGTCGGTTGGAATAAAAATTATAGAAATAGATGAGTTTAAGACTACTAAGTGCTGTAGTAAATGTGGAAAAGAATGTAAGAAAATGAAAGAATGGATAGTAGTTGAAGAAGGAAAGAAGACTAGAAAGAAGAAGGAAAAAGAGATACTTTCAGAAAATCAAAAAGCATATAGTCATGATATTTATGATATCACTCGTTGCAATAACAATGATTGTAAGATAACATGGGAACGTGATAAAAATGCTTCAAGAAATATAAGAAAAGTATTAATACACAAACTAAATAGTTTAGAGCGTCCGAAATATTTGCAGCGAATAGAAAGTAAGATTAAAAAGAAAGAAGAAAATTTAATGATTCACAAAGGGAAAAAATATGCCTTAATAGAACCAGAAAAAGCACCACTTATACTTATAATGATAGAATTAAAGAAAGATATAGATAGTTCAAAGAGCTCTAAATCTAAACCGATAAAACCAAATTTAAAAAAGGTAAGAAGGGAAACTCCAGATAGCCTTTCTTTCCCGACAAAAAAAGATTCATAAGGAATCATTTTTGTCGAAGGCCTATTTATAGGCATTAGGGACTCTTTTTTAAGAGTGTATGAAATAAACTTCATAAATGTGGAATAAATTATATTGTAGAATCTAAATACCTTGCTCTGAACAAAAACATAAAAATAACATCTAAAAATATAGAACTAAATAAAAATTTAGAAAGCTCAAAAAGCAGTATAAGACTAATTCCGCATCCCTAATATGTTTATATTTTTATTTAAATGGATTATTCAACAGTAAAAGAGGATAAGGATAAAGATAAGGATAAGGAAGATGATGTAGATGAAAAGAAAGAAACAGAAATAAATAACAGTGTTAGTATTAAATATGAAGTTGTTAGTGCAGTTCCTCCTGCACCGCAATTAAAAACAATAAATATTGTTTTTAATATTTATTCTTATTTTGGTGTTTAAAAATATCCATAATAATATATATTTTTTACTCGATAAATGCTTTGAAAATAGTGGTTCAAAAAAAATCTCATATGAATATATAGGATACAAAATGCAACAATTTCAGATAGATGCAAAGAATAAGGAAGAAGTTATACTCCATGACAGCAGCAATAGACACTTATATATATTTAGAGTAGCAAATCAATCCGATACCAATTCTTGGGGATTATGTTCAAGAGATAAAGAACCTATTATAATGCAAACTTCACATGAAATATGTCTACTAAAAGGGAAACAAGAAATTATTCAATGCACATCTCCCCCTTTACCCAAGAATGTAGCATCCATTTACAAAGATCTTGGAAACATTAGAGGTGGTATGTTAAGATATTTTTGCAGTATTAATGGACAGTTTTATGTTCATGATCAAGCTGGTGGATTCTTATATCATACAAAAAGAAATATGACAAATAAGGTCAAAGCTGTTAGTGAATATCATATAGGTCATAATGGACCAATAACCCAAGACGATATCAAATATATGATAAATAATAAGGTTATTTGGAAAAAAATAAAATAAAGATTATTTGCCTTTAATTTCTTATTTTTTTGCTTTATTTTTACGATTGATTTACTATTAAAAATATTTTCCTTATCATGTATCCAGGAAAATATTTAAAAAACTTTTTTGCTTTAAATAATCGATAAAATAAGAGAAATTATGCATATGAATTGAGACTCTGTGTCAACGGATTATTCTTATATGCATCCAGGATTCGCGTATCTAATCTTGTAAAATCCTCTGGCAACCTATTCTTTAAACTTGTCAGTGTACATGCCGTTACCGCATTCGGATTAAAATAGTTCTCTATACTCGTCTGTTTAGGACCTGTCCAACGATTTACCTGATCATCTTCGAGCTTTTTAACCTCATATCTTCCTGGCGTATTATTATTATTTAATGGGATAACCTTCGCTGGTTGCTGCGCATAATCTGTTACCAATAACTCAGTTTCAGGATTAAATGTCATATTATAACTCGAATCATAACTTGTCATACCTGGATTAACTGCATCCGCTCCTCCTGCATAACTACGTAAACTAAATTGTCTCTGAGTTGCTGGTGCACATGCCGCCGTCGTCTCATATGCTCCACCATTCTGAAAGCTTTCACCTGATGGTCCACCAAGATAATCATTCTGCTCGGTTGTCTGTCTTATAGTCGTCTTTGTAACATCCTTCGGATCATATGCAATACTCTTTTTATGCATTACAGGATTAGCAGTTCCTTTATAATCATTTTGTTCTGTCGTCTGTCTTATAGTAGTCTTTGTAACATCTGTCGGGTCATATGCCTTGCCTTTCCTAAAATTATTAACTGATGCTACTCCCTTATAATCTAAATTCTCAGTTGTCTCTTTTATTGTCGTCTTTGCTCTATCCATTTCATCATATGCAATACTCTTTTTAACTGGCGCTCCTCCAATCTGACCCTTATAGTCTAGATTCTCAGTCGTCTCTTTAACTGTAGTCTTTGCAACATCTTTCGGGTCGTACGCCTTTCCCTTATATTCTCCTCTGCTAACCGCTCCCTGATAATCAAAATTCTCGGTAGTCTCTTTAATTGTCGTCTTTGTTACATCATTTGAGTCATATGCCTTACCCTTATATTCTCCTCGACTAACTGCTCCCTGATAATCGAAATTCTCGGTAGTCTCCTTAACTGTCGTCTTTGCCACATCCTTTGAATCATATGCCTTACCCTTATATTCTCCTCGACTAACAGCTCCCTGATAGTCCAGATTCTCGGTAGTCTCCTTAATTGTCGTTTTTGTTACATCTTGCGGATCATATGCCTTGCCCTTATATTCTCCTCGACTAACTGCTCCCTGATAGTCGAAATTCTCGGTAGTCTCCTTAATTGTCGTCTTTGTTACATCTTGTGGATCATATGCCTTGCCCTTATATTCTCCTCGACTAACTTGACCCTGATAATCAAGATTCTCGGTTGTCTCTTTTATAGTAGTCTTTGCAACGTCCCTTGGGTTAAACGCTTTACCTTTGTATTCTCCTTTTGAAATAATACCCCGATAATCAAAATTCTCAGTTGACTCCTTAATTGTCGTCTTTGCAACATCCCGTGGATCATATACTTTTCCTGCTTTCTTCGATGTTGAAGTACCAACATTACCAGAAGTTACACCAGTCTTTCTTTCCGCACATAGATTATCCTGTTTTCTTGTATGTCTTGCCTTATCTGTATAATCATTAATAACACGATTAACCCATGTCTTAAGGTGTCCCCAATAATTCTTATCCGAATATAATGATCTTTCAGTTAATCTATTTTCAATACCAGACTTACTATAGTCATTATGCTTCTTACCTGTCGTCTGATTCAGATTGCGCCAAGGCGAATTTGCAAAATTCTGCTTACTACTAACCTTACTCTTAGCAATAAGATTCGCCGATGTACTCAACGTCTTATTCGCCAAGGCACGCGGACCTACTAAAGGCATCGATGTCACTCTATTAGTATCCTTCAAGACGATATCTGGTCTTAATTTACGGCCAGTAACTGCACCTACAGTTGAGAAGTTACGTTGTCCTGCTTCATTATCGACTAATAAATTCGTCTTATATTTATAGACGACTGGTCTTAATGTTCCATTCTCATTAACTGCCTTACCATGATTTATCATTCCTTTCGTCTCACTCTTCGGATTTACATACATCTGATCATTCCTTTTAGGTATTATACGTAACATATCATGAAAACCACCACTGCCCTCATTTGTAAACCCTTTATTCAAACCTGGACCAACATGAATATCCTGAAATGGTTTTTCATTATTCCTTTTACCCGTATTATTCGGATTATAACGTGTTAAGTCACGACATTCATGTGATCCATAAGGTAAGGATAGACCAGTAGTTGGTGCAAAGAATTGCCCTAATTCTTGTTTATTATCTTGTCTTAATTTATAATTACCCGTAAATATCTCCAATTTATGTGTTCCTAGCCTATTATCAGGATCTAAACTCTGTGTTATCGTACCACGATAGAATGGCACCATATTCGTATGACTCAATGTTTCTGGTCTGTTTGGCTCAGAATCATCATATGGTATTGACATTGCATTATTCGGTTCAACACAAAATTTCTGATTCTGTAAAGCTAACTGATATTTTGGAACGACCTGATTCACTCCCTTACAAGCATCTAATTCATTCTTATATTCATCGCCTTTTGCGTTCTGACCTGCATCTTTAACACAATTAGGTAAACCCTCTAATATCGCCTTTGGATCCCAATTCGGATTCTTTATCTTCCTTTCAGATTCACTTAATTGTAATGTATTATAGAGCTCAATCTGAAATTCCGATGGCATATCTGGTATTACAGATAATTGATTCATATAACCCTCGAAAGCTACATTACCTAAATTATTTGGATCCTTATTTGGTGGATTATTCTGGTCTTTAGTATTCAGGTTTGATAGTAATACATTGCCATTATCAACCATAACTAATCCTCCCGTCTGACTTTGACTTTGACCTTGACTTTGATCTTTATTATAGTTTACATCTTTATTGCCTTTCTTACTTTTTACATTTCCCTTTTTTTTATCAGTGTTATCTTTTTTATTGCTGTCTGTATCCTCTAAATACAGACCAGCCCCTAATAAACCCAATGCTATAGCACCTATTGCATCCATGACTATAACTACTTAATATA